CATCACATGCAAATATGGGTCACTGTTGTTAGGATCAATGACCTCCATAAATTCAGAACACAGTTGCTCTGCCAACAAAATACGCGGAGCAACAACAACTGTCGTCACACCACTATTGCAACGATCCATGGAAGATTTAGCATCCATGATCATCGTCAAGGTCTTGCCACCACCAGTGGGCACAATCACCTGTCCTTTGTTGTAAAAACTGAGGCGTTTGATGATGCGTTCCTGATGTGGACGAAGGGTGATCATTTGTGTTCTGTTGATGTCAATAGTATAAAGCACAGAGAGACCCCTAGGAGACTCTCTGTGCCACTTGTTTAACTGTCTTGGTCTTCTTGTTCGGGTTCTACCTTTTTAATCACTTTAGGACCAACTTGCACTCGATTTGATTCATAAAAGAAAGCAACTCTTTCTCGACGTGCTTGCATTAGCATATCATATTGTTCTTGTTGATCTTTAGTAAATCGAAAATCTTGCTCCCGCCAAGTTTTGCGAAGGTCTTCAAGATGTGGCAAGACGTTGACAGTGGAAGTGGGGAAATTCATATCAGACAGTATAATCGTTGTTGGTAAATTCATCAAGTTGAATGTTCATTTTAGAATCATTCTCTTCAAGTTCTGTGAGGTCGAAGATTTCACCAGGCATGTCCTGAATCTCACTCCAGATGTCGTCCATGTGTTGCATTTGTTTGACTCTGTTAATATACACAGGATTGATGGTCTGTGGGAGATTAGTGGACAGTAATCGTAGTGTCCACTGCGTTAAGATTCTTCAAAACATGTTGCTCCCAAAATATAGCATCTTCAATTTTTAGAAAGGTTGCTTGTTGCTTTGCATAACCCTTTTTCTTGGGTTTCATGTAGTTGACTCGGTACATCATGCCAGTGTCTGATTACTCCAGATACGATAAAAATGTTAGTGACCATGTAACTAACAAAAATACAGGTGCGTATGATAGCAACCTTATCATCATAAGGTTGTGTCTTGTCATCACTAAAACTCCCTAGTGTATATTTCCATGTCCTCCAAAGTTTGTCCATATTTGTTCTTCCTACTATGAACATATTTTAACTCTTTCCAATCCCAAGGAAAGCAACAAACAAGAGTGTGAATGTATTTGTGTTTCTCTTCACGGGTATATTCACAGTTTGGTTTAGGTCGCACTCCAATCTCTATTGTTAGATAATGCTTTGGGTCTTTGAAATATACCCATCCCTCTAAATCATCCCAACGAACATAATCATCAACCTGAGGATCATCCATAAAGTGCTGCCTCCAATGGATTAAGATTTAACTGCATTGCAGTATAAGGACGGGTCTTATTGATGTCTACTGTATCACCTTGCTTGGAGAAGTTGATAGGCGCCGAATAAGTTCTCGATTTTGTATTATAGAATCCCCAGACGGACTTAGGTGCCACATCAGTATAGGAGAAACTACCATCATTGACAATGCAAATGCGACAAACATTACGTCGAAACGACTCAACTTCGTAGTGGTATCCTTTTGGTGGTTCATGAGGAAAATCAGGGGGCAGTTCGAGTTGGTTCATCATCAATGCAGATTGATTCATAATCTGGATACATTGTAGCAACAATGTATTGTGCGAGTGCTTGTGTAGGTGCTACTACATAAACTTTCACAGTGTAAGTGTAAAAATCACCAGGAGTTTCTTGCATAGAAAGTTCTACCTCAACTCCCCACACATTTCCATTCTTGAGATGCCTATCCCAAGAGATTGTCATGTCATGTTTCATGATGTGCCTTCAGATCTGGGTTTGGTTGTGATTTAGTCAAGTCTCTGCGAGACTGATTCTTAATAACAATAAACGCATCTTTATTGTACTTTCTAGTGCCAATAGGTGATTGCCACTTTTTATTATATTCTTCCCCTACATCAATACCTGAGACAGATGTTCCACCAATCTCTACATCTACCTCATCACCATATTCCCACCCAAGTTTCTCTAGAGCAATGGCAAGTTGCCCTAACATTTTACCAGGATACATCATAGTGTCTTCACTCATGTTGTAAACTCCTCAACAATTTTAGACTCAAGATCCTCTGCAAGTGCATAAGTGCGCGACTTCAAGATATTTTCACGGAGATGTCCATAGTATTGACTATTAAAAT